GAACCGTTCGGAATGGCTGTTTGAACGGGTTAATACTATATAGAGACTATTTCTTTTACTACCTAAGCAAGTTCTTCAGGAACTTGCGTTACAGACTGTATCTACTATCCGTTACTAACTGGTCTGTACTATATGCAGATGGGACAGTTACGTGACTTTTCAAAAGACTAATAACCCCCGTACCGCTATGGCAGCAGAGGCTAAAGCCAAAGTTTTGGCACTGGTATCTGAAGGTATGTCGGTACATAGGGCTATGGAACAAAATGGCAAAAAGCCAGACACTGTTCGTATCTGGTGTTTAAGAGACCCAGCCTTTGCTACCGCCCTTGTCGAGGCAAAGGAAAACGCTAAAGAGCGTTCATTAAAAGCCATGGGCGTAGCCCGTGAAGATATTACTTTTCCTCAGTTCTCTGAGATGTTTTTGGACCAGCGGGTTTTTCCACATCATATGGATTGGATTGACCTATTAGAGGGACGCGAGCCATCATGGCTGCACCCCAATATGATTTACGAGCCAGGCAATCGGAACCGCCTACTTCTAAACGTTCCCCCTGAGCACGCCAAATCAACCGTCATTACGGTTAACTACGCAACTTATCGCATCGCTCTCAATCCGAACGTCCGCATTATTGTGGTCTCGAAGACCCTTGTTAAAGCACGCGAGTTCGTGTACGCAATCAAGCAGAGATTATCCCACCCGCGCTGGCTAAAGTTGCAAACAACTTTTGGACCAGAAGGGGGCTGGAAAGAGGACTCAGATACTTGGCGAGTTGACACGGTCTACCTTGGGAGTGATGCGAGAAACTCAAGTGAAAAAGACCCAACGATTCAGGCACTGGGTATGGGTGGTCAGATTTATGGCGCACGTGCTGACCTAATTATCCTAGATGACTGTATAACTACCTCTAACGCTCACGAGCATGAGAAGCAGATTAACTGGCTGCAAAAAGAAGTTATTACCCGTTTGGGCAAAAACGGTAAGTTACTGGTGGTAGGAACCCGTATCGCCCCATCTGATTTCTATAAAGAACTCCGCGACCCTAAGCATTGGTCTGGTGGTAAGTCACCTTTCACATACATGGGTATGCCAGCAGTTCTTGACTATAGCGATAAGCCAGAAGACTGGACAACTCTCTGGCCTGCAAGTGATACACCCTGGGATGGGGATGAAGATACCCCACCTAATGAAGAAGGGTTATACCCTAAGTGGGATGGCGAAACGCTTTTCAAGCGTAGAAGCGAAGTAACCCCAGCAACATGGGCACTTGTTTATCAACAAGAAGATGTAACTGAAGACTCCATCTTTCCACCTGAACTGGTGCAAGGTTCTATCAATGGTATGCGAAAGCGTGGTCCATTAAAGCCAGGTGCAACGGGACATCCACCTCAGGTTGAGGGTTACACTATTGTTGGCTTTGACCCCGCTATGGCGGGTAACGCTGCATTTGTGGCTATCACCTATAACAGGACCGATGGAAAGATTTATGTTCTAGAATGTTTGAACATGCCAGACCCTACGCCACAAAAGATTAGGCAAGCCATTGAAGATTTTACGCTTCGGTACAGACCGCAAGAGTTCCGCGTTGAAATCAACGCCCACCAAAAAGCCTACTCCCTTGATGAAGAACTACGAACATGGCTCTCTTCACACGGCGTACGGCTTAATTCTCACTTTACAGGCAAGAACAAATGGGACACAAACTTCGGTGTGGCATCAATGTCAACGCTCTTTGGCACTACTCGCGAAGGTAAGTTCCAAAAGAACAACATTATAGAATTACCTAGTACTGAAAACTCAGAAGGTATGAAGGCGTTAGTGCAACAGTTAATTACTTGGAAGCCTGATACCAGAGGTAAGACAGATACTGTTATGGCTTTATGGTTTGCGGTTATCCGTGCCCGTGAGTTTATGCAACAGAACAGTAACATATCTAGATACGCATCAAACCGTTGGGCCACAAGAGCGCAACAGCATAAACGCACATCTATAAACTTAGATGAGGCAGCCACTGAAATGTGGCAACAACAATACGGATAAGGAATAACTATGGTACTACCACTAGTAGGGTTAGCAGCGGGAGTAGCGGCCCGTGCTGTTGCAAAGAAGGTTGCATCTAATGCTGTTAAAAAAGCAGCCGTTGGTAAAATGGCAAGCAAAGCAATTAAGGCTCCTAAAGGTGGACCTAAAAATATTTCAACTGGCAAAATGAAGGCAACAATAAAGGCTAATAAATATAAATCTGAAGGCGCTGGTGCTGTTAACTTAGGTACTAAAAGTGGCAATATGCGTGAATATATGAGTGGTGCTAAAGTTAAAGGAACTGCTCGTAATGTTCGTGATAATGCACACCGCGCAGAACTTGAGGCTAAAGGATATTCAAAGCGTGCTTCTGTTACAAAGTATCCAACTAAAAAATTGGTTGGCAATCCTAATAAATTAACTACTTCAAAAGTTCCAGTAAAAAAAAGTAAGGGTAAATAATTATGGTAGCACCATTAGTAGGACTAGCAATAGGAGCAGCAGCGCGTGCTGCTATTAAAAAGGCAGCAACTAAAAAGTTAGTTAAAGAGGCTGCTAAGAAAAAGCCACTTACTAACCCTAAGTCTAATGTTAAGGTAAAGCCTGCTGCTAAAAACAAACCTAATCCACCAAGTACTGCTAAGTTAATGATGAAAGAAATGAAAAGCGGAGAAGGCACTTCTCGTAAAGCATCAATTCAAATTAAAAACTTACCTAAGCGTGCTACGCCTGTTGCTGAACCAGCAAATGCTTTTAACGTTGCTCTTAGAAAACCTGCATCAACAATTAAAATTAATTCTGCTCCACGCAAGACTGCAGCAAAACCAGGCACAAAGCGTAAATAATTTTTTAACCAACCGTTAGGACAATAATGCTTTCTATAGAACAAATTTCTGCACGGGTTGCATCACTTAAAGACCGTGCTGCAGAGCGTGATGCACGCCAACAAGATGTTCTTGCTGTCCGTAAAGGACAGATAGCAAGTGTTTACCCAGACTTTTTTCCACAGGGTGTTGACGCTAACGTAGTTGCTAACTTTATTGACATTGTAGCCCGTGACTTATCAGAAGTAATGGCTCCATTGCCATCTGTTAATTGTTCTGCTGCTAATCAAGCAAACGACCGTGCTCGTAAGTTTGCGGACACACGTACTCGTATTGCTAATAATTATTTTGCAAACTCTGATTTGCAAGTACAGATGTACACAGGCGCAGACATGTACATTACATTTGGTTTCGTCCCTTTCATTATTGAATTAGACGAAGAAGCAGGGCTACCGCGTATTCGCGTAGAAAATCCAATAGGGGCTTACCCAGAATTTGACCGCTACGGACGCTGTATTGCCTTTGCTAAGCGTTATTACTTGAGCATTGGAGAACTCGCTTCAGAGTTCCCTGAGTATGCAAGAGAACTCCTTGGTCCAGAAATGTACAAGGGAGACCTTAACGCACAACTAGAGATAATTCGTTACTACGATGCACAACAATCTCTGTTGTTTGTTCCAGAAAAAAACAATTTAGTTTTATCTAAGGCGGCTAACCCGCTTGGTAAGATGATGGTTGTTGTTGCTAAGCGTCCATCAGTTGATGGTGAGATGCGTGGACAGTTTGATGATGTATTGGGTATTCAGTTGCTTCGTAACAGGTTCGCATTACTTGCGATGGAAGCAGCAGAAAAGTCAGTACAGGCTCCAATTGTTCTACCAACAGATGTAACAGAACTTGAACTGGGTGGCGATGCAATTATTCGCACAGCAAACCCAGCAGGTGTAAGACGCGTAGACCTTAACATTCCACCTGGCGCATTTACTGAGCAGGCTTTGTTACAGCAGGAACTACGAACAGGAACACGTTACCCAGAGGGACGTACTGGAAACATTGATGCTTCCATTATTACTGGTCAAGGTGTTCAAGCACTTATGGGTGGCTTTGATACACAGGTTAAATCTGCTCAGGCTATTTTTGCTTCTGCATTACGAGATGTTATCTCTGTATGTTTTGAGGTAGATGAGAAGTTTTTTGATGTTGAAAAGACAATCCGTGGTGTAGATGCAGGTTCTCCTTACAGCCTTACATACAAGCCAGGCAAAGACATTAAGCGTGACTTTACCGCTGATGTTCGATATGGCATGCTTGCTGGGCTTAACCCAGCACAGGGACTTATCTTTATGTTACAAGCACTAGGTGGTGGATTAATTTCTACAGACCTAGCAATGCGTGAACTACCGTTTGGTATTAACGTAACGCAGGAACAAGAAAAGATTGAAATTGAGAATATGCGTAAAGCACTGGTTAGTTCTTTACAAGCATACACACAAGCCATTCCACAAATGGCTGTGCAAGGTGGGGACCCATCAGCCGTGGTAAATAAAATCGCTGGAGTTATTAAGGCTCGTCAACGTGGCGTACCAATAGAGGATGCCGTTGAAGAAGTCTTTGCGCCAGAATTACCTCCTGCTGGTGCACAGGTTGAGCAACCGTCCCCTGTTCCCGCAGCGCCAGCAGGAGGCGCTTCTTTAGAACCACAGCAACCACCACAACTGCAAAGTCTTTTAGCAAGTTTAACATCAGGCGGAGAAGCCTCAGCATCGGCAAGGACAGTTACGCGACGTTAACTTAAGGAGGGGACAATGACAACGCTTGTAGCAATTCAAGGAAATGGTTGGGCAGCCGTTGGCTGTGATTCTCGTTCATCTGGTGATGATGGTCGCTTTATGGAACTGGCAACACATAAAATTATTGAAAACAATGGAATCTTAATTGCAGGTTCTGGTGCTAGTCGTGGCTCTAACATTTTGCAGTTTGGGTGGAAAGCACCTAAGCCACGTGTTACTGATGACTTAGATGTGTTTATGACACAGACTTTTATACCAGCAATGCGTAAATTATTTATTGATTCTGGTTATGACATGAAAGAAGACGGGGATGCCGCAGCACATGATTCACAATTTCTTATCGTCGTTCGTGGAGTTATTTATCCTGTCTTTGAAGATTATTCTTGGGACCGCGATGTTCGTGGTATCTATTGTTCTGGCAGCGGTGCTGACATTGCTCTCGGTGCCATTGAGGCTTTTGCTAGTTCTAGAAAACAAACTACGCCGAAGGTGGCGGAAGTAGATATTAGAATGGCAATTAAGATTGCGTCTCGCTGGGATATACATACTGGCGAGCCAGTTGTAGTAAAGATACAGAACGCAAAATGAGCAAAGAGTTTAGAGACAAAATAGAAGAAGCCTTAAAGATTCTTCTCGAAGAAGATACGAAGGGGACTGAGTTCATCTGCACTAACTGGTTAATGATAACCGAGTGGGCAGACTACGAAGGGACCCGATATTTACACACAGAAGTTAGCGAAGCCATGACACCATGGAACGCATACGGGATGATGAAGATGGCACAAGAGTACAACAGCGAAGTACTTGGTACTAAGCACGAACCTATTGAGCAAGAGGAGGATGAAGAATGACAACTGCCCCAGAAAATCGTGGTGGGATGCGTCCAACAGCCCCTCAGAATAATCCAGCAAATGTTTCAGCAACTGGTGGCGCAGGCCAATCAGGCCGTGCCACACAACCTGCACGATACATTGCTGGCTTGCCATACGGAGAAGGTCAAGCAACTATGGCGCAACAAACAGGTGCGCCTATGCAAGGAAGTTCAATGCCACAGATGCCTCAAATAGAAATGCCAACACCGCTAGGTGCACCATCTATGCGTCCTGGTGAGCCAATTACATCTGGCATTGACATGGGTGATGGCGTAGGTTCAGAGGCAATGCGTGGTCTACCTAATCAAACACCAACGCTTCTTGACACATTAAAGTATTTAGCACAGTTTGATTCATCAGGAGATGCAGAGTTAATCTACAGAACAATTCTTGATAGAGACTTTTAATGGCCCAGTACATCAAACCGATTGTTGCTGAGGTATCACCTAATATTTATGCTGCTGCAAAAAATGCAAACCTAACTGGCACGGAAAAAAACCAAATAGAGCAGATGAGTTACACGATTAAGAAGCATCGTGAACTAGTTAAACTTGGTCCAGAGATGGCTCGTAAAGAATACGACCGATTAGAACCTCAGTTCCAAGACCAATTAAAGTTTATGTTTAAAGATGCTGACTACATGCAGGATGCACCTGATGTATCAGACCGTCTTTTTGGCGTTGCCAAAACTATCGGAACAATAGTTGCATCACCATTAATTGGTTTATTTAAACTAGGTGGACAGTACAACCGCTTGATTAACCAGCCTTATAAGATTGCACGACAGGTAGCACAGGGCGAAGATTTGTTTTCAATGAAAACATGGACAGATGCATGGGACGGAAAGAATCAGTATGATGACAAGGCTTTGGCGGAAGCGACCAGTTACTTTGGTGAGTTTGACGTTATGGTTGCTAAAGGATTACTTGCGGGTAAAACTCCTGGCGAGATTGTTCAAGACTTTGGTAAAGTAGACGCTAATCTTCTTAACTCAATTAAGAAAGCATACGATGAGCCAGAGACTTTTCAGGAAGTACTAGATGGCGTAAAGTATGCACAGATTTCTCCAGGACGAGATATTGCCCGTATGCTTGACCGTAAGCCACCATCAAGTGGTGTAAGTGGTAAAACAAAAAACGTATCTGGTGTTATAGATTTTATTTATCAACTTGCTGTAGACCCTCTTACCTGGATAACAGGCGGACTAAGCAAGGGTGTAACTAAGGGTGAGCGTATTGCTAACTCACTTACTGAAGCAATTAATAATGGCGTATCAGTAGAAAAGGCTGTTGGAGATACATTTAAAAATCCATTAGTTTATTCACTATGGCAAGATGGATTAGGTCCTGCACTTAAAAAGGTAAAAGACTCAAGTGGAACTCCAGGTGCAAAGTCAATTGCATTAGATGAGATTGCAAAAAACTTTCCTGGGTATAACGACCAAAATGCAATTAAGGCTTTAGTTGATGGAAAAGTATTTGATGCTGCATCAGCACAAGCATACTTTGAAAACGCTGGTAATCTAAATCTATTGCTAGCAGGACGAGTTGATGGTTTAACTTACATGCGCAATGGCGTAGTAGTAGCCCGTCAAAATCGTTTATTCTCAGATGCAATAACACGTTCACTTGATAATGTTTTTAATAACATGTCTCGTAATGCTGCTGAAAGAGATGCTGCTCTTGAACCAATTAGTGCTGCATTTCTTAATGCAGAAGATTCACTTCAGCGTTTAGTTAATCCTCTTTCTGATATGTCTGTAGTACTAAAGGCTAATGAAGAGATTAAAGGTTGGAAAAGAATTGGCCGCTTAGCGGCACGTTCGCCTCAAGGACTAGAAGTACGAGTTGGTGTTAATGCTGTTGATACTGCTTTTAACTTTACAGCCCGTGCTCGTCAGATTTTGCCAAAGGATATGGCTCAAGCATTAACTGTTCGCTTTTTGGACTCAACGGCTGATGAGCAAGTAGTTATTTTGCGTAACTTAGATGCTGCAACTATGTATTCAATGGGACTAGGTGGTAGTGTTAAAGGTGAAGATTTAATTCTTAAGACACTACAGGACAAGTATGGTGATAAAGCAGGCTTTGCTACCAAGCGAGACCTAGCAATTAACCCAGACCATGTTAAGTTTGCACCAGCAAACACTGTTCGTGAATCTGAATCAGGATTTTTTGTTAATACTGAAGGTCCGTTGCAGCCTTATCAGACTACATGGGCTATTGGCCCACTACCTTATGACACAATCGGGTCAACTGTGTGGGAAATTAAGTCTAAGAAAAACATTATTACTGCACTTGGCGGAGCAACACAAGGTAATTTTTCAAAAAGACTAGTTGATGCATGGTCTATCTTAACTTTGTTCCCACGTTTAGGTGTTCGTTCTGCTATTGACGAAGCAACTATGTATTTACTATCTGCACCTACTAAAGATATGCGTAGATTTGCATCCTTAGAAGGATTAAGACTAGGAAATATGTCCCGTGCTGCTACTGGTTCTAAGTCTGCTAGTGGTCCAGTGCGTAGAAGTATTCAAAAAGCATTACAATTTGCACCACGTGCAGATTTACCTATGCGTATGGGGCAACAACCGCGTTACTCTCACGAAGAAGCGCTATCAATTTTAGATAGACAAACAATTTTGCAAAACAAAGCAGATGACCTAGGCGTTGATGTTGTCCTTTTGTCAAGCCTAGAAAAACGTCAAGCAATATCTGCCACTGTTTCACAGATGTATGGTCGTTATGTTGACCCTGAAACTGCTGGCTATTTAATGCAGGCGTTTATACATTCACCTGATGCGCTTAACTCAATGGCTGCTTCTCTTGTAGCAAGTAGTGGTATCTCTGGTCGCTATGGCGAGGAGATTGTTGCATCAGTTATTACACCATCTATGCTTGATATGGCTTTTGATGCATTAGGTATTAAGATGGGTAAAGGAACCCGTACTATTGATACGGCTATGCTAACAGAACGCGAAGTTGCACTAGCACACTTTGAAAAATGGTTCAAGATGTTGGCTGCTAACAAGGCTAAGTTAACTGATGAGGTTACGCTTAACCCAGCAGATATATTCTTTAGATACAATGCATTAAAGCCAGGCGAGATAGACCCACGTACTGGTAAAGAAATGATGGAACTAGCACTTGATGCTGCTATGGAAAAAATTGGTTTTAAGTTTGAGCCGTTAACTAAAACTTGGCAGGTTCAAGACAATCTATCTGTTGGTGCGTTTTTAGAACGCACAGCCTACACAGTTCAGGCCCGTGGGCGTGGACTAGATGATGAGCAGATTGCCCGTGGTCAGTTATTCCGTATGTTTACTGATATGTATGAAACATTCCATGGTGATGCTAACAAGTTTAATCAAGGATTATTAGATGTAGTTAAGAATAGTTACGGGCAACTAGTCAAGATGAGTGCAGAATCTGGTCGCATTCCTACTTGGAACGCAGCGGTTGCACGTATTCCTTTAGATGAGTTCCAAGATGCTAGCCAAGGATTCCGTATTAGCGGACCTATCAATACTGAAATAGCCTTTGGTGACTTTGATGTAGAGTCTGTATTTAGACGCTACGGAAATACTATGATGGACTGGATGGACCAACAAGTAACTGGTTTATTCCGTCAACCAGCAGTTATGGTTACATATGCGCAGTTGCGCAGAAAGTATGCTGGTATTGAAAAAGAGTTTGTTCGTCAACAGGTAGCAAATGAGATGGGTCCTTTTGCTGGTGCTACTCAAAAGCAGATTGATGCAGTAACTGAGAAGTATAAGGCTATAGCCGAAAAGCGTTTTACTGAATTAGCAGTGCGTGAAGCAGCAGATACTATTCTAAAGTTTGCTGATAACCCAAAGATACGTTCTAACTTTGCATTTAGTGTGCGTACTGTTGGTCGTTACTATAGAGCAACTGAGGATTTCTATCGCCGTATTTATCGTTTAAAGGATGTAGCACCACGTACTTTGTATCGTTTGCGTTTAGTTAACGTAGGACTTGAATCAAGTGGCGCTATCTTTAACGATGCCGAAGGTGAGCCATATGTAGTAATGCCTATGGATAACATTATCTACAAGGCCACAGATGGTGCGTTTCGTGCGCTAACAGGTAATACTGGATACAGCCAGCCATTGTTTAATGAGTTTACATTTAAACTAAGAATGGTTAACCCATCATTCTCACAAGATGCTGGTCTTCCTACCTTGTCTGGCCCTATTGCAGGGCTAGGAGTTATTGCTGTAAAGAACTTGCTTGGTATAGTTCCAGGAAAGATTCCATTTGTTGGTGGTGCAATACAGCCATACTCACAGCAACTAGGTGAAAGCATTGATACATTTGCACTAGGTAACATTGGTGACAATGTTGATATATTCCGTGCTGTTGTTCCTTCATCCTTACAGCGTGTCTGGGGTATGTTGGGATTTGATGAGAAGTCTAGACAAGAAGTAACCGCTGCACAGCAGGCTATTGCCTACAATGCAGCCAACGGAATAGGTATTGCAGCAGATGCTACAGATGAAGAGAAGTCTGAATACCTAAAGAACATCCGTATCTCAGCACATAACGTATTGTTTATGCGTCACTTCCTAGGTCTGTTATCACCAGTTGCACCTACAACTATGGAGTCAGTAGGAGTTCCTGACTATATTAAAGATACTGGCATTACTACTTTGCGTTCAGAGTTCTTTGATATTCTTAATGGCATAACCGCTATTAATAATGGAGACATCTCAGACCCATACGAGGTAGCACTTGCTACATACATTGGCAAGAATCCAGGCAAACTTATCTATACAGTTGCCCGTGAGGATAAGCAGACTAGCGTTCTTATTAAGAACACAGATAAGTTAAAGAACTGGGGCATCAAGAACGCTGATTTAATTAAGACTTATGGCGAGGTTGCCTACATCTTTGCACCACAGATTGGTGACTTTAATGCTGGTACTTATAATTGGATTAAGGCAGCAGGTCTTATTGAGAGTAAGTCTCTTGAAGATTACTACACAGATATACAGGTAGCAGAGGATAAGCAGAAGTATTATGACATTGCTCGTCAGCAAAAAGATATTCTTAATAATCTGTCAGACCCAGAACTACGAGCCAATGTTATTAAAGCAGCAGAGCAACAACGTGCAGCACTAAAGGCTAACAACCCACTACTTAATTCAGAACTTATTGGTTCTGGTAATGAAATTGGTAACGAGTCTGTAATGCTTAATAGTCTTGAGCAGTTAATTTCAAACCCTAAGACTGATGTTAGACCAGCCACACGCCAGAAGTTAATGATGGCAATTAAAATGATACGAGAGTTTGTTGCTTTCTCTACTGACCCAGAGTTAAAGAATGTTGAAAACATTGCACAACTTAAGCGGGAAAGAAAAGAGCAGATAGAGGCTAATCTAAATGAGTTAATGGTAGGCGACCTATATGTAACAGAAGCCAACCGCGCAATCTTTAAATCAATACTTGGATTTTATTCACGTGAATCATACTATGTCTATAAGGAGTTAAAGTAATGGCTGACATTAGAGGTTTAGAAA